CATCGCCCTTAATCCGTAATCCACGCGCTTTCAGGCCACCGGGAAGGTTGGCCAGCGTTCCAGCGTCAACTAATTGACGTAACAGGGAGGTTGCCGACTTGGTCAAGCCCCCAATCATGTGTACCAGCCCGAATCCGTAGAAGCCAAGGCCCGGTAAGTACTGGTAATGGACAAAATGTTGACGCTTTAGCTTTAAATCATCGTCCTCACGCCAGTTACGGCGGATGGCAAGTATCTTTGTTGATGACTTGTCAACAGTAATGACATAAGGCAACCCGATGTGCGTGGGTTCAGCGTTGTCCAAGTCCTCAAAGCCCGGAAGATCGACATCAACCATCATCTCAAGAAGGGTATGTCGTTGATCTACCTCATAATTTGGGTGATCTCCGGTGAGTTTGCTGTATTTGGCAGAGATTTCACTCTGGTCGGGGGCTGGTGCAGGCAATTCTATGTCTGCATAGAAGCCATCCCGTTGTAATTTCAGTACTTCGTTAGTAGTTTTCTTCATTACATGGGTGGCTCGCTCGCATGTCTGGAGTTCCACCGCCCCGTAGCTCACTACAAAGTCTTCGGCAGGGACAAACATCGAGCATGGCCGACCCATGCTGGGGTCGTAATACACTTTTCTGAAAGCTGAGCCTGCAATCGGGAGAGAGAAAAGCAATTTTTCCGTTTCTCCACGGTATTCGGTCATTTCAACCGTCATCAGATAGTTCAGGTAGTCCTGCACCCGCTCTGCCTGCTTGGCCTTCTCGTCAGTGATCTCACCCAGGATGGTAGTCTTGGCGGGGCCACTGGCAGGGAATATCTCCATGATGGTCTGGGACTGGAACCTGACCACCGCCTCGGAAAGGAGTGGGTGAAAAACACCACACGCCCCGTCCCACGGGGTAGTCCTGTCTTCAAACCGCATCCCCAGCAGATCGAGTCCCTTGATATAGGACTCTTCCCAGTCATGACGACTTTCCTTGTCGGCGTCGTAAAGACCGACCAGCTCGCTGCCGAGCCTGCCCACTTCTGACTCATCCATGAACTCCACAAGGTTAGCACCGTGTTCGGCGACATCTTCCTCATCTGTGAAATCCATAAACAGGGAACTCTCGTCATCAGAGATAGAAACCGCATCGGGGTTTATTATCTCTACCTCGATCTCTTCCTCTATGCCTGCGCCCGCAGGATACATGGCCTTTTCTATTGCCACTACACAACTTCCCTGAACTGACCACCTCTAGTTGCAGCGCCCATACCACGGGCTGTAATAGTCTTGGTCTTGGGTTCGCCCATGTTCAGGTTAATAGCGGTAGGAGAAAGAGCGCGTCCCCCTTTACTTCTCTTGAGGCGCTTGTTGCCTTTATCCATCGTTCCGACAGCCGCATACTTGCGGCGACCACTGGCTTTCTCCATGCCTTCACTTTCCTTGCGACGGCCTGCCATTCCACCCTTGGCCTTCTTGATCATCTTGCCGGTAAGGACATCCTCTCCCATCGCCATGCGTTTATGCTGGTTAATGTCAGGAGACAGCGTAGCCGCCTTACGGCTGGTACGCTTGGTCTTGGAAGTGGTCTTTTTTTTGCGGTTGCGTTCACCCAAAGACTCATCGAGTCTGGCGTTATAGCCCTGTTTCTTCATATGAATTTCGCTCCTTTCTTCTTGCGGGAAATCCTGCCGCCGGTTTTAAATCCAACACGGCCACCGTACTGATATCGTCGCCCCTCCCGAGTTGCACCAAGGTCTCCACCGGGTTCTCTTCTAGCTGGGGTCGGTTGAGTGTTCCAAGCAGCTCCCGCTCCATAGATACGGTTCATATATTCCTGGAACGCTGCTCCCTCTGGTGTTTGCGACCACTCATAACTACGCCTCGCTCGATCCAGACGAGAATTCCCGAGCGTAGGGTCAATTTGTTGCATCGCCTCCAACTCTGGCCCCAGAGCCGCAACCTGACGCTCAACCCCGCTCATGTCTGGAACGATACCACCTATCTGCCGACCTAGTCTTTGGCGCAGTCTGGCCATCTCGTCACGGGCATTACGCTCGCGGGAACCAACCCGTGATAACTGGGCGCGTCTGTCCCGACGTTCAGCCGCATCATGTGGCCGTCTGGCCCTGACCCGGCGCAGCTCATCGGCTGCATTGTCCTGTACCCCGATAACTCTGGCCTCTTCATCGCGCAGGTTCCTTCCGCCTCGGCGGTAGCCCTTGCGTACTCCACCACCGGGCTTATTGGCAGTGCTTTTAAAATATCTTGGCATAATCTTGACCTTTAAATTTAGTGGGAGGTTGGAGGCGGCCCTTTATCGGCTCGCTTCTTCACAGGGAATTCAATGACTTCCCACTCATCGGTTCCTTCCCGCTGAGCAGAAGCATGGTAACTATGCTCTAAACCGGCAATAGCCTCCTGAACCTTCGTGTATATACCATCAAGGATCGGTGGAACCTCCTGACGAGGCCAGCTTTTCGGGGCTATCAATCGTTTAGGATATTTCTTTCTATGCTCTCGGCTTAGAAATATAGCTTCCTCTGCGCTTAACTCAAAACCAACAGTGGCTTCATTTGAGCTAAGCGTTACCACAAATGTATCAATTCGCTTGTGTATTCTCTTTGGTTTGACAGGAGCAACAGTCTCTTCGTAGCGCTCCAGCGTAACATAGGGGAAACAGTTACTGTGGTATTGGTGATCATGCCTGAAGGTAAAGTTATTACGTTTCAGGTCATTAACGCACATATCAATGATTGCCCCCAGAATATCATCATTACCGGCAAGGGCTACACCACAACTGGCTTGAACTTTAGCATCTGCTGGGCCTTTCCCAAAGGTGATCTTTGGGTCGGCATACTCGTCGTCAGTCATAGCGGCTCCCGGTTAGTGTAAGGCGGCAAGTGGCGAACATCTTCTAGCGTTCGGTCGAAGCCCATGTTAACAGTATGGGGCCACTTGCCTAGCACCTGATTAATCAAGTGCCTAATAAAATATTGTCTAATGCGTTCTGTGCCGGGTGGGAGCGGCTACTTGCTGGGTTCCGATAGATTAACCCGTGGAATTGCACCACTATTACACTCCCGTAAACTTAGTAGTAATCAGCCTTTCTGGTCAGTTTTGGTTCGTCATCTGCCTCGTCACTGCCGAGGCTGAGGAACCCTCCCTGTCTGAATCTGAGTAATGCCTGTGTCGATGAATCTACAAGGTCGTCATGTTCTCCTGCCGGAAAAGCCGCGAATTCGTTAATTACGTCCTCGGCAAATCGGGTTTCAGGACACCAGACAACGCCTGATGCGAACAAGTCAGCAACAGCGTTTACCCGCGCTATCTTGTCGTTGCCCCGTGTAGGGGTGAATTCGGAGACCGGAATGCCCATTGCCCGTAACTCAAAGATGAGCGGAGTTCCCGCTGCCTTGGCCTCAACTACAAAGGCATCGGGTTTAACGTCCTGATACATCTCGTAAGCTACTTTCTTGAGTTCAGGAAATTCGAGGCGTTCCTTGTAAGCATCCAGAAGGATGATGTTCGGTGTGGTAATGCCTTCATCGTCAGGGGAATAGAAAACCCCCCATGTGGTGCAGGCCGAGTAGTCAGCCCGTTGGGTCTTGAGAAAAGCGGTATCCCATGACTGGATCACGAACTCGCATTGGGGCGGGGATTCCTTCTCCCATGTCCTCCACCACTCCTTCTTGACCAGCGCCCCCTCCTCAGAGGTGGGATTCTGCTGGTATTGCGCGTTCCACTTGGCCGAGGGAAGCTCGGCCTTGAGTGAGTCCAGCTCCTTCAGGCTCCAGAACTCAGGCCACAAGGCATTGCCCGAAGGCATAATTGCAGGGAATTCAATGACTTCCCACTCATCAGTTCCTTCCCTTTGAGTCGAAGCCTTGATTATCTTCCCTGTCAGGTCGCGCATGTGCCACCGTGTCATCACGATCACAATAGCGCCACCGGGTTGTAAACGCTGGCGAGGGCCGGAGGTGTACCAGTCATACGTCTTGTCAAATACCGAGGGATCAATACTTTGACCTTCCTGCTCACTATGAGGGTCATCAATGATAAGCAGGTCTGCACCTTTACCAGTAACAGCTCCCCCAACCCCGATAGCAAAGTATTCGCCACCTTGATTGGTACTCCAGCGCCCAGCCGCCTTGGAGTCAGCCCTTAATGCCAGCTCTGGGAAAACCTTTTTAAAATCCTCGTCATCAACGAGGTTACGCACCTTGCGCCCGAATCCTACTGACAACTCAGCAGTATGGGCGGTCTGGATCACCTTCTTGTCAGGATACTGACCCAAGAACCATGCAGGTAACAGGTAAGAGGCAAATTCACTCTTGGTGTGCCGCGGCGGCATATTGACAATCAACCGCTTTAAATCGCCATCAGCGATACGCTTGAATGCCTCAGCCATAATCTGGTGGTGACGCCCCTCAATGAAGGCAGGCCACATGTGTTTAACGAAATCCAAGAACCCAGCACGGGACTTTTCCCGCCGTTTGGCGGTATCCAGTGAGTCAAGCATATCAAGGATTTCTTTCTTACGGTCTACAGGAAGCCCATGAATACGGGCCTTCAGGGATGAATCGATAGTTAAAGCCATATATTTCCCTATACGTTAACTAACGGTACGTTTAGTAACTGACTGTTAATAACGGAATTTTTCATCCCAGAAAAATTCCATTTACCCAACCTCGTTATATATCGTAACGTGAATACTCGTTTGCTAAAGTCGGAAATACGATAATTGTAGCATATCGTACCTATTGACACCGACAAGTCAAGAGTTACAAGTTACAAAAACCAATTTTTTTTGCAAAAAATTTTTTTGGCATATTCGCACGGGCGCTTCCCTGTAAAAAAAGGAGTAAGACAGATCACGAAAGAGGTGTGAGAAGTTACGTTTACTGAAAAGTTGGGAATTATATGAGCGGAATAGTATGTATATATAACGAACCGATTGTTGGCTCCGGGGGGGGGGTACTGTCATAGATCGAGCGTTATGAGACAGGACGGATGACCCCATGACACCTGTTATGTGATCCTGTGACATCTGCTAGGGGAATCGTGCTAACAGACATCGTATGGCTAACGTGCGTTATATGACGACAGGCGATAACTGACTGCACTGCTACCTGTATGGGATACCTTATACCAGACGTTATATGGTGAGACATGTGACTGTTACCTAACACCGAACGTATGGATCAGTGCAGTTCATCATCAGTTAACTCAAGTTCGGATAGCTTACGTTCTAACATCGCAGTGATCTCGACTGATGACTGGGGAGTGACGTCTGCTATCTGTGTAACAAATAGACCTGACGCCTTAGCGAGTATGTTCGCACTGGCTATCTGATCGGTGTTCAACGTGATCTCACCTTTGAGACATCGACGGACTGAATCGAGAGTTAGTTCTCTGTCGTTTAGGCTCTTAGCCCTATGTGCAGCCTCTTTTTGGCCGATCAGGTAGTCAAGATACCGGCTAACATGGGCCTTCTTCTTCTCCCTGTACGCGAGCTTTTGCACCGTAGTTGGCTTAGCCGTAGTACTGTAGGCATCTCGATAGCATTGGGTAGTGCTGAGTTTGCCTTCTGCCAGCAATCTGGTGAACGCAAGCTGGCGTGGGGTTAACTTTGAATCGCTAGGTTTCATTGGGTAAATCCTCTGTGTGATCCCCGGAATCATACGCCTCTGCCCCTGACATGTCACCAGCAGCAGGCTGCTGCGAGCTGTTATTTTCCATAACACTTCTCACTGGTCTTTGGACTATTTCCGTCTATTTTCACCTATTTCACGATAATTCCTCATAATTCTTTTATCTGACATCTGTAGTTAAATCAGTAACTTAGAGCCATATTAAAGTCTTCTCTAATTTATTTTCTCGTCTGCTGTTGATCTGTCAGCCGTAACGTGGTAATTTGCCAACTCTGTTGGCAAGCCGGGGCAACCGGAGGTTCTCGCCACAGCAAGCCCGAAGGATCGGGCTTCCGATTCGACAGCCGCAGGGTGCGGCGCGACAGCCACTCGCCCAGTCGCAGAATCGCAGCGCAGTCCACCGCCCGCGCTGACTAGAAGTAAGACGCGGGACTCCGGCGTTGGAAGCGACAGCTTCCTTTGATCCAGACACCTGAGCAGATACCTCACAGGGATTGCCCCAGCATAGCGTGAGGATTCAGGCAGACGGCTCCATCATTCAGAGATGCAAAGGGTTAACTTCACGATGTAATGTGTCAATAAAAGGCACCAGTGCGGTTTCGAGGTTCTGACGGTCAACACCTGATGCGAGGTGT